AAAATCACCGGCCTCCAACATCGCGACATGGGCGAGTGGCCTGTCCAGGACGCTTCTGGCAACACCTACCAGGCTTACCGCGACCACTTTAAGTGGGAAATCGGTCTAGTCCTCCGCGATTGGCGTTACACCGCCCGCGTCTGCAACATTGACGTCACCCAGCTTACCGGCGTCAACGCAGCGAACCTGATCAACCTGATCGTCCGCGCACTCTATCGTCTCCCGACTGCTCCTTCCGGTACGACCGCGATTCAGTCTTCCGATTCTCCTGAAGTCCGTGGAAACATGGGCCGCACGGTTATCTACTGCAATCGCATCGTCCGTACCTACCTCGACCTTCAGGCGATGAACAAAACCAACGTTCTGCTACGTCTTGAGCAGTTCGACGGTAAAGTCGTCACCACCTTCCGCGGCATCCCGGTGCGAACCTGCGATGCTATCCTTAACAACGAAGCGAGGGTCACATGATTCTCCGAGCTATCCTCGAGATTCGCGCCAAGCTCGCCTATCTCTGGCGGCTTGGAATCATCAAGCACACGACGGCCTTTCATTGGGAAATGGATAGGGCCCTTGGCGAACTCACATGGAAGGTGAAATAACATGATCCTTGATGCATTCCTACAGTTCACCGCTGCGGCTGGCGACACCCCCACTGCCATCGCCACTAACGCTTCAACGAATATCCTCGACCTCCACATGACGGGCATCCCTGTTCTTGCCAACTTGCAAGGCGCCCGCGATATGGGAATCGGAGACAAACCCGCCTTGAAAATGGTCGCTTGGGTCACCACAACCTTCACTTCTGGCGGTGCCGGAACGCTCCAAGCGATTCTCCAAGGTGCAACCGATAACGGCGCAGGTGCACCTAATGCCTTCGTCTCTTGGTGGTCCTCGCCAGCCTACGCTCTTGCAACCCTAGCTGCTGGAGCTAAGCTCTACGAAATGGATATGCCGCGTCCACCTGCTGGCGTTGCCATTCCTCGATTCCTCCAAATGGCCTGGACAATCGCGACTGCCGTTATGACTGGCGGCGCCATTAAATCCTGGATCGTCCTCGATCGCGAAGATCCAATGTACCAGGGCACCAACAATGTCATTCGAGGTGGCTACCCTGCCGGCATCACAATCGCAAACTGAGGTCAAACATGGTCAAAACTGTACTTCGAGTGGGGGCAATAGTTGTCGCTATCGCCCTCGCTATTGGGACCTGGGTTTACGCTCAGGGCGTGGTTCAAAACGAAATCTCCGGCAACGAATGCTGGAACGCCGGACAAGGCCCAGGTGGCCCTTCGAACTTCCTTTGCATCAACCAAGTCCGCAATGGGCAGGCGATCTCCTTGATCTCCGGCTCTGGCGCAGCTACTACCGCCGCAACTCAACAGCAAGGCACCCTCATGTGGACAGGTGCGGCGCCTACCACTTGGGCAGTCACCTTGCCCAATCCGGCCTATGATGGCGAAGTTCTATGTCTTGGAACCGACACCACTCTCACTACCTTGGTTACAGTAACCGCTCTTACAACTCCCGAAAACCAAACCTTGGCTGCTGCTTTCTCTGCTCAGACTATCTCTGTCGGAACTTCAACTTGCTTCCAATTCACCAATGCCACTCTTAAATGGTTCAAACTGAGGTAATCCAATGATCAAATCCCTTCTTCGCTCTGCTGCCTGTGGCCTAGTCTTTGCACTGGCTATTGCTGGTACTCTGGCCGTTGCCCAAATCACGAAGTCCTTACAGCTGTCGCAAGATGGCTCTGGGCCGTTTGGTGTTGATGTCAACAATAATCTCATCATCACCAACAATCGACATCTCAATGCCTCTACGACTGGTACTACACCAACACTCGGCACTTGTACCGGTGGCACTATCACCGCCAATTCTACCGATTTCTCCGGCCAAGTCACCGGTGCCTCTGCTACTACTTGTGCCGTCGTCTTTGGCCAAGTCTATGGCACTGCTCCACGGTGTGTAATATCACTTGGCACAACCAATGCAGGACCTTACTTTGTCTCTGCTGTAACCACTGCTGGTTTCACTATCAACCAGGCGGCAACTGCCAGTACTTATAACTGGGTTTGTATAGCCGTCTCATAAGGAACCTTCCTATGGCTCGCTTCAAACTCCTCGAAAAACACTATATCAACATCGAAGGCTGCGACTGGGAAGAGAAGCAGGAGCTTCAAACCAAAGTCCGCGGCCGGCATCGTCTGCACAAAAAGGTCTTTGTGGTCCCGATGTATCTTGATCCCAAGGACCAATCGGATCAGAACTACCCCGGGGAGATCATCATCTCTACCGAAGAAAGCCGGCGCTATCCAGATGACTACGTCACTGGTCCTGGGTTTATATGCACTATCGACATGCTTCCTCTCGATGACGAAGCTGAAGCTATGATGGAGGAGTTCAAGGCGAACTACCACGGTGAACACCCGATTGAATCCTTGAATGGCTCCCTGGGCGAAGATATCCTCGCGAAGCTCTCTCGGCAACTCGATTCTCTTGGAAAACTCCAGCCGCCTATGGCTCCTATCACTTCTAGCGAACTCGATTCGATCAAGGCCGAGAACGCCGATCTCCGAGCAAAGCTCGATGCTATCATGGAACGCCTAAATATGCCTACGCCTACGGCAAAATCCGGTGAAGTTCCTGCAAGGAGGATATGATGAGTGACACTCTCGTTTCTATTACTGGAGGAAATGCTGGATCTCATCCCGTTATTGTGAGTGCTCCTAACGCTAAAGCCGGGCAGCAGATTATTAGTGTTGTAAGTACCAGCGGCGCTGCCAATGTAAATAGCAACTTTGGTACCAGCAGTAGTACCTTGGCATTTGTTCCGGTCGACGGTCAAATCATACAAAACTCTGGCGATCTCACCGGAGTTAACCTCATCGCTTTACTTCGGGGGTAACTATGGGTTTTATGGATCAGGTTTGCGTAACAGGGCCTATAATATCTGTGCCTTATAATTCCTCAGCAGCAAACGATACCGTTGCTGCTGCTGCAGTAGCTGGGAAGAAGCTCGAAATATATCGAATTCTCCTAGTCATCACTGGAGCAACTACTATCACTTTCAAAGACGGAGCCGGGACCTCTCTAACCGGCCCTATGGACATCAGTGCCTTAGGCCAGATTACTCTTGATCCAACTTCTCTTCCCTGGTTCGAAACATCTGCGGGTAACGACTTTATCATCAACTCTTCGGCGGCGACCAAAGTTGCAGGTAAAATCGACTACATCGTCCAACGATAGGAGGCTACCATGTCTGGCACCGGCGGCGGTGGTCAGGGAACGCAGACCGAGAATGGATTTACGAACGTCTCTAATGACTCCCTAATATTTTTCGAACAAGTTGATGGAGTCGCTGTCAACACCAACGTCTGGGTGCCAATCACCTCTGGAATGACTATCGTCCAATCCGGTGGCTTCATCACCCTCAACGCTGGCCTTGCCGTTGCTGCCAATGCCTACGCAATCCTGGCCTGTCCAGTAGGCCTTGCCACTGTCTCCCAGATCATTCGTGGCAACGTCATGATTCAAGGATACTTTGAATAATGGCAACCGATCTTGATAAAGGAGGGACCGGATTTCATCGCTCCAAAGTCTATCTCGGTCCCACCCTTGGCTGGGTTGATAGTCCGCTTATTCCAGCTAGAATAATCACTATTACCGGTACTTCTACAATTGATCCCGGCGATTCGGTTGTCCTAGTCGATGTCGCTGCGACTGTTACTGTCAATCTTCCTGACGTAGTTGAATGGGTGAAACAATCTTTCGGTCGTCCAGCCACAGGCTATGAGCGTGCTTTATGGATTAAAGACCTTGGAGGCAATGCTACACTTTTCAACATTACTGTTCATCCTTTTGGCGGACAATTAATTGACAAATCCGCTGCCAATGTGGTGATGAATACAAACTTCCAGATGATTCGGCTCTATCCATTATTCGATCTTTCTGGGTGGTACATTGAGAGTAACGCAGGAATTAACATCCCACCCGGATCAATATTTGACGTTAATGTCAATACCGCAGCTGCAATTCAAGCGACTAAACTAAACTTTCTCCAGGCTGGTACTGGCGCTGTTAACCGAACTGTCCAAAATAAAGAACGCGATATCTTTTCGGTTCGGGATTTTGGCACCGTCGGCGATGGCGTTGCCAACGACGCGCCCGCGATCAATGCCGCGCTTTTGGCCGCAAGCGTAGCCGGTGTCAGCACTGTTCGCCTGCCGTCCGGCACCTACCGTGTCACCGCGCCGATCGTGATGCAGCCAAATGTCACCCTTCTTGGCGATGGCACGAACTCGATCATCATCCAAGGCAACGCCGCGAATCTGCGTCAAGTTGTCGACTTCGCCGAGAATACAACCGCTACTGGTGCTACGATCCGTTACTGTGTGGTAGACGGCAATCGCGCGAACAACACCGGCAGACTTCAGGGCGGTGTTAATGAGCGACGCCTAATCTATTATGGCAACATCGGTTTCGTAACCATCGACAACTGCACACTCCAGAATGGCCCTGGCTATGGCGCGCACGGTGCTGCTTGTGTGCATATGCGGTTCACCAACAACTACTGCACGAATACGGAAGCACATCAATTCTTTTTGGTTAATATCGGTGCGAATTTCACCGCCGACCTTTTGGTTGCCAACAACTACTTCGATCAGTCGCTCTTGATCGGCGGAATAGCCAATTTCCAAGTAATTAACAACCGCTTCGTTGGTTCATTCATCGGAAACGTAAGCGCCCCAATGCGGGTGGATGTCAATGGAACCGCGGTTACTTGGGTTAGCGGGCCGAATTTCGCCAGCGCCAAGTCCGGCATGCTGTTGATCGCCAACAATGGTACCATTCAAGCCGACATCAAACAAGTCAATAGCAACACAAGTCTCACCCTGAATACCGGCGCCGGTATCGTAAGCAACGTTCTTGGCATGATTGGAGAGAACGACCTCCTCGGTGCCTTGGGCGTGGTTAGAGGTATCATCAGCGATAATGATATTCGCAATGGCGTTTCCTTCGGTATCTCACTTGCTGGAGATGCCAATACGAAATTCGAAGATGTGCTAATCTCCAACAACGTCATGTTCTTCCAAGGCAAGACAGGATTCTCCTTGCTAGGTGGTGGTGGCGGCCTCGGCTATATCGGTGCGCAGAACGTGAGCATCTTAGGAAATACCGTTGTCAATGCCTGTTCTGGTGGCCTTGCGGGCAACCCCGCAGGCGGCGGCGGCCTCCATAGCTATGTCATCACTGAGGGTTCAATCGATCGAATTCTCGTGGACGACAACTTTGCGCAAGATAACCTGTCCAATACCTTCCAATGGCTGAGCGCCCAAGGCCTTACCGCGAAGGTCCTCCTTGGTCAAGGCAATCGGCAGGTCGGCGCGCAGAACATTGGTGTATTCAATCCTGCGGGAGTTCTTCAGGAAGTCATCGCGACTTCTATTGCCATTACTTCCCTTGTTGATGCCGATGTCTTTCGTTTTACTGGCCCGACAGGGTTCTCTACCATCGGGTCCTTCGGCGGTACGCAGTACTGGCAAACTAATGGCATTGCAATGGAGGTCGGAACGGCGTCCGCTCACGGCATGACCCTTCGTACCAACGCGACAGCGCGGTTAACTTTTGATGGCGCAGGCAACGCCGGAATTGCCACGGTCGGCCTTAAGTCAAGCCACGCAACACAAGGTATTGGCTACGCCACTGGCGCCGGTGGCACTGTCACACAAATTACTTCTCGAGCTACAGGAGTAACGCTTAATACGGTATCCGGCGATATTACTCTAGTTAGCGCGGCAGGTAGTACTACTGCAAATAGTTTTACCGTTACCAACAGTGCAGTAGCAGCGACGGATACTATTAGTATCAACCAGAAATCCGGCACAGATTTGTATAATATTCTTATCACTAATGTTGCCGCTGGAAGTTTTAAAGTAACATTCTTTACTACTGGTGGCACCACAACGGAACAACCAGTCTTCCACTTCAATGTTATCAAAGGAATAAACTCATAGGAGTCTGATATGCCTTCAAAATCTGCAAAGCAAGCTCGCACAATGGCTGCGGCTGCTCACGACCCAAAGTTCGCGAAGAAAGTCGGCATCCCACCAAAGGTCGCGAAGGAGTTCAACAAGGCCGACACCGGCACCGGTATTCGAAAGAAGAAAGGAAAATAGATGAAACAAGGTCGCGCTAAAGTTGACGTTCAAGCCGATTTCAAACGGGAACCTATCCCAAAGATTGTCAATCCTTGCGCGGTTGACCAACTCGGTAACCATCTTGGAAATTCTTTCGCCGTGGAAAAACTCTACGGCGGAATGGGCTATAAACAAGTAGGCTCTGCCACCCTTGGCAAAGGCAACCAAGGTCCTGGTGCTCACCGCACTGTTCATAAAACTGGTTCACAAGGAAGAGGAAAATAGACTATGGTTGAAGAAGATACCGTCGAAGCCGCTGAATACGATTGGGCTCAGATTCGAGAACTGATTGACATCGTCGATCTACTCCGTGGGCACCCGAATCTGAAGTCGATCTCCGACGCAGCAATGGCAAAGCTCAACGATATCGCGAATCCTCCGCAGGAAGAGGTTGAAGAGCCTGCTGACGAAACCGAAAAGGAATCCGAAGATGAGTAAATCCGGTAGTCAAGGACCGAAGTCCGTAGGCTCTTCGTCCCGCGACGTTAATAACTACGCTCCTCCTACTGGCCGAGCTGCGTCTCACATTGGCGTCGGTCTAGGCGGACACAACTGTGGCCCTTCTGGTACTCAAGGCCCTTACGCCACTCGAGGCGATGGACAGTCCGGCAAGCCAGGCCTCGGCGGAGAAAACCATGGCCCCGATGGTACTCAAGGAGACTAGTCGTGACTGATCTGACTGAGATCGCGAATCGTTCTCTCCAAGCTGTTGGGTCTAGAACCAATATAACCGCAGGAGAGCTTGTCGCCAGTTCCACCAACGAAGCGATCCAGATCAATCTCGTCTATGCAACTGTTCGTGATGAAATCATTCGCCAAGCCCCTTGGAATTGTGCTAAAAACCTCGCTACATTAACCTTCATCACCTCTGCACCAGGGACGCCGGAGAATCCAACTGCTAGCATGCTTACGTGGCAGAAAGGAATCCCGGCGCCGCCTTGGGCCTACGAATACCAATACCCTACCGATTGCCTTCGCGCAATCTCAATCGTTCCACAATTTGCAACTGGCTTCGGTGGAGGAGTTCCTATAACCACCGCTGTAACCGGAGGCATCCCTTCCTTCTGGAACGGGCCTCCGGTTAAATTCCAAGTTCAAGTCGATCAATTCTTCTGTGCAACTACAGTAGCAATCGCCAACGGAGGTACCGGCCATGCAATTGGAGATGTTCTCACATTGGCCACTCCAGCCTCCGGACTTGGCGCACCTGCACAGGTATTGGTCACTGCCGTCGCAGGGGGTGTTATCACTGGAGCATCAATTATTACAAGTATCTTCGAAGAAGTTCTTGCCGGAAGCTATTTCACAATCCCTACCAATCCCATTGCACAAGGTTCTTCAACTGGAGTTGGAATTGGAGCAACCTTTAATCTAACCTTTGCTTCGCCGCCAACGAAGTTCGACCAACGAGTCATTCTGTGCAATCAAGAATCTGCAATCCTTACTTATGTAAAACGAATTACCGATCCTAATATCATGGACGATGACTTCGTCGAAGCCTTAGTTCAAGCCTTAGGCGCGACTATTTGCCCTAATATCAACGGCGACAAAGCCTTGATGTCTATGGCAATCCAACGTGCTAATGCCAAAATTGCTGAAGCCCGTAAAAACGACGGCAATGAAGGCCTAACCATTAACGATGTCACCCCAGACTGGCTCCGCACACGCGGTATCGCCTATCCGAATTGGGAGTTTTCACCGAATTCCCAATTCGACTGGGGTCCAATGTTTACACCATATGGTTAATCTCTGATGGCCCAGCCAGTAATGCAACATAGCTTCCATGCTGGGGAACTCGCCCCAGCATTAAACGCTCGAGTGGACTTAGCAAAGTATCGCTCTGCCGCTTCACTAATGAGAAATTTCTACGTCGACTACCGTGGCGGGGCCTCCACTCGTGCAGGAACTAAATATGTCCTACAAGCCTTTAAGTCCGCCACTGCGATCCGTATTATCCCATTCTCGGCTTCCTTTACTGTCAACTACGTGCTTGAATTTGGAGATTTCTACATCCGATTCCACTTCAATGGCGCTCCAATTCTTGAGGCTTCTAAGCCGATCCTCGGGATTACCCAGGCGAGCCCTGGCATTCTCAACGTCACTGCCCACGGTTATTCCACGGGTGAATGGGTTTTCATAACCAACATTATCGGGATGACTCAACTAAACGGTCGCTACGCCAAGGTCGTTGTCACCGATGCGAATCATTTCTCGCTCCAGCGAATTCTTGATAGCAGTGCTATAAACACCGGCGCTTATTCCGCCTATGTTAGTGGCGGAACGGTCGCTCGTGTTTACACATTGCCCTCGCCTTTTGCCGCTGCTGATCTTGCTTTAGTTAAATATGCTCAAAATGTTAATACAATGGTGCTTTGCCATCCTAACTATGCACCTCAAATTCTTACGCTTATCTCCGCCAATAACTGGACAATTTCTACCATTTCCTTCGGCGCTACTATTTCTACACCTATTGGTCAATCTGTGGCTACAACTCTTGCTGCTGGTACTGTAAACTATTCCTATCGTGTAACTGCGGTTGACTTTAATGGGCAAGAAAGTGGTCCATCTGCTGCTGCAATTATAGGACCGTTAACTGATATCACAACGGTTCCAGGTACTAATACTATTTCTTGGTCTGGAGTTGCGGGGGCTCAATACTATAATGTTTATAAAGCCACTCGGGCCTATGGTGCAGCTGTAGCCGCTGGCGCAATGCATGGCTTTATTGGCTTCACCGTCGGAACTTCATTCCAAGATACCAATATTACCGCCGACTTTTCTCTCACTCCGCCAATCCCACAAAATCCTTTCCTTGGCGGTCCTGTAACATCTGTCACTGTTACAAATGCTGGTACCTATACAACCGTTCCAACTGTTACCATTGCCACACCTGCTTCTGGACAGCAAGCGACTGGTTATGCTGCCTTGCAAGTCCAAGGCACGCCTACTGTAGCAGCCTCAAGTTCTGGTTGGGCTGTGGGTGATATCGCAATAATAAACCCTGATCCAGGCCGTCCTGGACTTGTTGTTCTTCTTGTCGTTGCTACGCTTACTGGAACTCAAGTCGCAACATTTCAACCAGTTACATTTCCGGGAAGTAATCCAGGAAACATAACCACAGGTACTACGCCGGGTAATCCTGTTTCATTCCATCAAGGCGGTACTTTTGGCCCTACTGTAACTGTTAACCTAACTTGGGGCGTTGGGTACGTCACCATTCTTTCGGGAGGAACTGGTTATACCGTAGTTCCAGCTGTAACTTTTTCTACTGGGGCAGCTGCAGCTACAGCAGTTATTGGAGGTAACACTGGTAATCCTTCTGTTCCTGCATATTTTCAACAACGCCTTGTCTTAGCTGCTCCTCCACTATCGCCAGGGCAGATGAATTTCTCTAAATCCGCAGCATTCTTCAACTTCGACATTTCTACTCCAATTCAACCTGACGATGCTCTTATTGAAACTCTTGCTGCACTTACGCTGCAATCAATTAAGTCCATGATCCCGATGCCTTCGGGACTTGTTACTTTAACCGACAAACAAGCTTGGCTTGTCAACGGTGGCGGAACAAACGCTTCGATAACTCCAATTGATGCTACCGCAAATCCACAAGCCTACAACGGCGCAGGGGATCTTCCACCGATTGTGGGCAACTTCGATGTTCTTTACGTTCAATCCAAAGGCTCTATTGTTCGTGATCTGGCATTCAACTTCTACACCCAGGTTTACACAGGCACTGATATCTCTGTTCTATCGAGCCATCTCTTTTATGGTTTTACCATTTCTAGTTGGGCCTTCGCCGAAGAACCTTTCAAAGTCATTTGGGCTGTGCGTAGCGATGGGCAGTGCCTATCCCTGACTTTCTTAAAGGAACAAGATCTTATCGGCTGGGCACACAGTGATACTAATGGTCTCTTCAAATCCAACTGTGTAGTTACTGAAACCGTCTCCTTTGGCGCTGTCGACGCAGTTTACTTCGTAATCCAAAGGACCATCAATGGAAACACTGTGCAATACATCGAGCGAATGGCTGAGCGTATCTTCCCCAACGGCGTGGTTGATGCTTGGTGTGTGGATGCTGGTTTGCAGTATTCTGGCGCTCCTGCAACATCTTTCACAGGCGCGGAACACTTGGCTAATACAGTCCTTACAGGCCTTGCAGATGGCCAGGTTGTATCTGTCACGCCAACAATCGATGGCGCGTTTAGCCTTGCAGCAGCTTCGAAAGTCACCGTAGGCCTTTCGTTCTTGCCACAACTCACAACCCTCGCCCTCGATCTCGGTGAACCTACAGTTCAATCCAAACGCAAGAAAGCGGTAGCCGTAACTGCCCGTGTTCAAGACACCCTTGGTCTTTCTGCGGGTCGTACATTTGCAACCGCCGTCCCGATGAAAGACCTTGTTCGTGGTCAAATTGGTACAATGTCTAACACAGTCGTGACTGATCTCGTCACTTCCGACGCTCGTACGATTGTTGATCCGCAGTATGATGTCTTTGGTCAATATTCGTTTCAACAATCCAATCCCTTCCCTGCAACTATCCTTGGAGTCATTCCAGAAATCGTAGTCGGAGACACACCCAAGTGAAAGTAAACATTGTCGACGTCAGCGACTGCGATTTTGCCATCTTTCCTCTGCAAGAAGCATTAACTAACGAGCAATGGAAAATCGTTGGCGATTGCTATGCGCGAAGCGAGGAACGATTTATTGGCACCGCAGATAATGTCCTCGCTTGCATGTGGGGATTAATTCCTCCAACTCTAATGTCTGACCGTGCCTATTTATGGCTTTACCACAATGACCTTGTGGAACAGTACAAATTCGCCTTCATTCGCCATAGCCAGGTTCAAATCAAACGTATGCTTAAAGCTTATCCTATTATCATTGGAGACTGTATGGTTTCTAACACAATTGGTCGACGGTGGTTAACCTGGCTTGGGGCCAAGTTCGACCATCCCCATGGTGACCTTTCTTCGTTTGAAATAAAGGCTAAAGTCAATGGCTGATCCGATTACCCTAGCCACTATTGCGATTGTTGGCAGTGGAGCAAGCGCAGCAGTTGGCGCAGCTGGGGCTTTATATACTGGCTTTGCCAATGCGCAAGCATACAAATACCAATCTGGCGTCGCCGAGGTTAATAAACGAATCGCTTTGCAAAATGCTGAATTCTCTCGCGCTGCCGGAGAATCTAAAGCCGAAACCTCTGGGCTCAAAACCCGCGCTATGGTCGGCGAGACAATCGCAAAACAAGGCTCTTCTGGCTTTCGCGTAGGCGAGGGCTCAGGTGGTAAAGTTCTTGAATCTGAGCAAATGCTAGGCGCAGCAGAGCAAGATACTATCCGCTCCAACGCCGCCCGCGCAGCTTATGGTCATGAAGTTGAGGCGATAAACTTCGGCGCACAGAGTGAGTTATATAAAAATGCCGCTACGACCTCTGAAATCTCCGGAGGTATAAACGCAACCTCCTCTCTCCTTGGCGGTGCTTCCTCCGTCTCTTCGAAATGGCTTCAATACAACGATTACTTCGGATAACCCATGCCCCAAGTACCTTATAAAGGCGTCCCGGACGTTCAAGCTGAAGATCGTCCTACGCCATATTTTCATGTCAATGCCGTTTCCGAAGCCTTTGGCGCCAACATTGGCCAAGCCATAAGCCATCTCGGTTCCCAAATTGAACATTCTTCCGACGAGCTCTTCGGCCGCGCCATTGCGTTGCAAAAACTTCGGAATGAAACCGAGGCTGACCAAGCTATCTCCGACTACATGATCAAATCCGCCCCGCTCCGTGCTGATTTCAACTCTAAACAAGGCCGCGACGCAGTCGATTCCTATCCTGGCCACATCAAAGATCTCGATACTCTTCGCACTGGCGTACGTAAAAGCCTTTCCAATCCCGATGCCCAGCGCCGCTATGATGCTTCTAGCCGTGGTTTTATGGGCCGAGAAATCTTCGCCGGCGCTGGCCATGCCGCAACACAGAACAAAAAATGGGCCAACGATGAAGCAAAAGCTGGTATTGATCCATTGTTCCAACAAATCTCCCAAAACCCCAATGATCAGAACGTCTTCGACACTAATGTTAAAGAAATCAACACTCGTATCGATCAGCAAGCTGCCCTCGGTGGTTGGGGACCGGATCAGACAGACCGTGAAAAGGCCCTGCATTATTCTATGGCTCTGACCCATCGAATCGAAGCAGTTTCCCAACGCGGAGACCCTGTACGTGCTCGCCAAATGCTGGAAGAAAATCGGGATAAAATCTTTGCGCAGCACCGTAACCATGTCGAAAACGTCACCCAGTCTCAACTCGATAACACCGGCGCTCGCGTTATTTCTGACAACGTCCGAGAAGGCTGGGCCCCTTATATGCAACCTAATCATGTTGATCGCGCTGCTAATGTTGATAAAACACTTGTGTCGGTAGTACAAGCTGCGCAGAAGGATTTGGAAGTGCAAGGAATAAAGGTAACCATTGGTGGCCAAGGTGGAAAACGAACCCCCGAAGAGCAGGCTAAACTTGTCGCAGCTGGACGTTCCAAGACGTATAATTCAGATCATCTATCAGGGCGTGCCCTTGATTTGGTTCCCCTCGATGACAAAGGTAGGGAGAATTATGAGGACAAGGCCACGTATGGTAAAATCGCGGAGGCCATGGAGAAGGCCTCTGTTAGACTTGGTATCCCCCTGGCCGCGAAGTCTGAGGATTTTAAATCTTGGGACCCAGGCCATTATTCATTGGATAAAAACTTTGATGTTAAAGACGCACCGAAACGGCCAGAGCCGACTGAAAAGGAACTCGTAGAACGTGGAGAAAACTATGCGAAGCAACTCTTCCCGGATAATACTTTATTCCACGATTACACTCGCCAACGGATTAGTACTGGATATAACGAGATTAAACGGCAACGTCGAGAGGCTGAGACCGAGAATCTCAACACTGTCTACGATGGAATCATGGGGAATAGTTCGCAGGGTAAAGTGCCGACATCTGTCGAAGAACTCACAATGGACCCTAGAATTAATGAAGCTTTTAATAACCTAGAACCCCCGAAGCAATTCGCCATGCTCAAGCGAATGGAAAACGTAGCTAACGCTCAGAAGCGTGAAAATTCCGAAATCGAAGGTCGACGACTTCGGGGACAGGCAATCAATGATCCAACAGGATTCTTGAAAGAAGACGTGCTTTCTAATGATAAAATCTCCTATGGCGAAATGAAATCTCTTCTATCTCTCCAGGACCAAATTCGTAAGAACCCAGATCAACGAGATCCACAAATCCAACGCGCTTTAAGCGTCTCTGCCCTTGGCCCCAAGCTCCGCGCCATAGGCCTTACAAAGGCCGACCGTCCCGATGACTACAATGCCTTCATCGGAACTTTGCAAGATACAATCGTGGAGCACATGAAGGAAAACAATAACAAGCCCCCAACGATTGATGAAATCAAAACCATCGGCAATCGCCTCTTGCAAGAATACTCCGAACCCGGTGCTATCTGGGGCAATCTTTGGACGAATAAATATTCCATCTACAATAAGTCCTTGCCTGCGAAAGAACTCGACAAAGTCCGCACGGATTATATGGATAAACATCCGAAAGAACCTCCTCCAGACGATGAATCCTTGCAACGCGAATATCGCTTGCAACTCTATGAAACCATTTGGAAAGGCAAAGGCAAGCCTGCTGAAGCTCTCCGAGCCCCAGGCGCTGGTGCAGGACTTGGCCAATGACCGACGCCTATGATCCCTTCGATAACCTCGCCGTTGACCGAACCATCGGCACCCTTGAAGACCCACCAGAGGACGCCGCTCGGGCGATAGACCTTGGTAACAAAACTGGCGCCAATCCCGTCGCGATCCACGCGGATATTGAAAGCTTTGAAAACAATGTCAAAGCTGCTACCACTGCTCAGCTTATTCGTGGTAACCGTCATATTAGTGATTATATTAATAGTCACCCTTTAGCCGGAATTGTTTCCAACGGCGATTTACATAATCTCGACGAAGCCTCCGGGAAGATGAAGGCGTTGCCTAAAGGGCGGAGCGCGGTTGAGAAAGACTTCGGCGAAACCGCAGGTAGCCTAGCTGTGCAATGGGGGCAGAATCTCGTCGATGCTCTTTGGGATTCTGGAAAGTCCCTTTCAAGCATTCCAAAGGATTGGGATGAGCATACTATTCCTAACGATGAAGTTCGGAACGCGGCGGAGCTTATTCGCAAAGAAGGGCCGAATTACCATAACATCACAGGCCTTCTTGGATCGTTGAACAATCTATTTGTAACCCAAATTGCCTCTGGTGATCCGTTAAACCCAACCGCAGGGTATAAACCAGTTAACCTTGGCGCACAGGATCTCGTGGGTGGACTCGTCGGGGCTTTTGGTGCAGTAACCGGCATCACGCCTTCGGTCCGCCTTTTTGCCCAGGTTGGCGAACATCAAACCGGAGTCCCTACGGAGTTCTCTGAACAAATCGCGATGCTTGGTATGATGTTTATGGGCCTTCGGCATGGAAAATCTCACGTCTATGGTGGTGAAGTTCCACCTCCGGGGCTTTCTAAAGAAGTCGATGGTATTCGTGAACATCGTTCGAAGGAGAATCTACGTGCGCTTGACGAAGCTACTAAGTCTATGCAAAAAACCCAAACCAATCAAACTGTGCCCGATCCTCTTGGAAAGGGATTTGCAGAACTTGTTGTTGAGAATAGAAGTGTTTACGTCTCTGTCGACGCTATCAAGCGCCTCTACGGAGACAAAATTCCGGCTCCAGAAGATGGGATCCTCGGGTGGGTTGATGGAATCGGAGAGAAAATCACGAGCCATGGAGAAGTTGGGAAGGATATAGCGATTCCATTGAAGGATTGGTTAACCAAAGTCGATCCTGAGATTGCGAAAGCGTTGCATGATGATACTCGGGTTACCAAGGATGATGTTACTACTAACGAAGCGAAGAGATATAAGGAGCTTCAAGAGTCACAGGAAGCTGCAACTCCTGAAAAGCCCGGTGTGCAAAACATCGATCTCTCCCGCCGAGGCTTTCTCAAAGGCGCTGGAGCCACTATTGCTACTGCTGCCGCTGGCAAGGTGCCGAAGTTAGGAGAGGTGAATCCGTTTGCTGGGGCAGACCTTTCGGTTTTTGATAAAAACGCTCAGCATAGAGCTGCTGAGTTTTGGAATTTCTTCAATCCTGGCGGAGATAGGAGTAAGGACGATGCATTCAGAAATCTAGTGAAAGGCCAATTGACTAAGGGAGCCAAGCATTTCGAAGGCCAAGGTGGGCATCCTGACGTTAAGCTTATGCAAAAAGCAGCTAGACTCATTGAATCTGGCTGGACTCCAACTGAGGAAATGCTTGTTCAGGTTCGGAAGACTGGGCAAGGCGAAGGTGGTGAGCCTTCAGAAATGACCAAGAAGATGGTCGAAGAAGACCATATGAAGCCTTCTGAAGCGGAAGAAATCTCCCAACTTCCTTGGCCCGAAGAATACATGAAAGGCGACTACCCCAAAGGCCTAACTGAACCCTTCGTTCGTGAAACCATGCATCGGCATCAAGAAGCTATTGATGAAACCCGCGATGCCTATCATCTCCGACCTTCTTTTGCAAAGCCCAAAGAGGTCAAGCTCGAAATCACCGATACTTTTGATCAACCTGAGTTCGAAGACCAATCCGGGAACAAACACAAAGCCGGGAAACTCATCGACATTAATCTGAAAGACGACGAAGGCAACCCTCTCGGCGCTATCTCCGTTATAACCGGCGAAGACTTTCTCCACGTCGACTATGCTCATAATGCCGAATTCCAACCATGGCAACATGGGTTCAACCAGATGGAGGTTTTGCTTCGGACCGCTAAAGAACTCTATAACATGTTCCCTGAGACTAAGGGCCTTGGTGGACATCTTATAAGTCGAGATAAGTATGTCAAATACACTTGGGACCAACTTTTTGGTGTGGAAGATTCAGGCCCTTCCAACATCAGCATCGCCGATCTGAAGGAGAAATACTTCGAAACTCCCTTTGAACTCGGGCCTTCTCAGCCTACTGGAGTTATCCAGTCAGCAAAGGGCAAGCGATTCACCACCGATAGCCTCGGCTCTACTACCATTCGCAGGGCTTTTCAACAACTTGACCTTGGTAGTACTATCGGTGGCCCAATAGCTGGTGCTTTGGACGCCATCGCGAAGAAAATCTCTGAAAAAGTTGGCAGTACCCAAATCCATGTTATCAAACAGGCCGAATGGGAGGCTATGCAAGAAGGAGTGAATTTAGCTGGTTTTTATGATCCGATTAGTAATACAATTGCTATATCGGAAAACAACTTTGAAGGCCACTCTGCTTCCCGCTTTTTCTTCCATGAAGCTGTTCACGCTGCGACTGTTCGTGAGATTATTCGTAATCCAGAACTTAATGCACGTATACAGCTTGTAATGAATGAGGTACAATCACAAATTGTCGGTAAGCATTATGGAATGACAGATACTGGAGAGTTCATTGCTGAAGCCCTTACCAATCCAGTATTTCAACGAGAATTAGCGTTGATGAAAATCTCTCCTGAACTAGCTAAGCATCTTGGTGTACGTGAATCTGGCCTTATCAAAACCATGTGGGATGCAATTATTCACACAATCGCTAAAGGCCTGGGCCTGGATTCAAATCCCGCGACTGTGTCGGCTTTGGAAGCCGCTATGCGAGTATCCCAAGAAGCGTTTGATAAACAACTCACTCTCAAAGACCGTATTAAGATGATGGAATGGAAAGCGAGCTTAATGGCTTCGGAAGAGGCACCGAAGCCATCTCCGATGGAAGCCGAACTTCCTGCAAGTGCCAAACCCACCGCTTTCCGAGGCAAAACCCCAGGCATTGCCTCTATGGCCCGCCAAGGTGAACTTGATGTCACACGAATGGAGGATAAGAAGGCATTCGCTACGCCTACTGCCTTAGGTATCAACAAAGAATGGTACCAACGCTATCAAGACCTCATCGCAAAACAACAGGGCGAAGATGCAAAGCGGCAGATGGAAATTGCGCTTAAGCGAGCTGAGCAGATTCAAACCAAAGAATGGAAGGATACCTCTGATAGGATTTCGAAGGAAGTCGAAGAGAAAATCCGGGCCCGCCCAGACGTTAGTGTTGATGAAGCTTTGCGAAAGGGAACGCTCGGAGAAGGGACAAGGGCTAAAGGTAGTCGGCGACTTCGTTTAAATGCTGAAGAGCTTACAGAGGAGCAGAAAGGCGTTCTTGATCCTTCTGAATATTCTCTTGACGGAGTCCACCCAGACGATCTCGCAGGGTACTTCGGGTTCCCTTCCGGGGATGCCATGCTCGAACGATTGGGGCAATTTCGAGAATTCGTCAAAGCCACCTACGCCTCCAGTGAAATCTTTGTCAAAGCCGCTACCCGCGAGGAAACTACAAAACGAATGGAACAAGAATTTGGTGACCTTGGCCAGAAAATCCTTGAAGAAGCCCGAGATCATGTTCTTTCCGAAACCCAACTTGACCTCATGCATGAGGAACTTGTAGGGATGGCGATGCAGGGTGGAATTGAGTTTTCAATCACTAAAGCCCAGATGAAAGCTATTGCCAAGGGTTCTTTCGACAAGCATACCATGGGAGATATGTCGACGGCAGAGTATCTCAAGCTCGCTGGCAAGCATGGATTAGAGCTTGAAAAAGCCCTTCTTGATGAAGATTTCAAAACTGCCTTCAAGGCCAAACAAATGCAGACCCTTGCCACGATGATGGCAGCGGAGGCAAAGAAAGTTGAAAAGGCAAAGAAGGTTTGGGATAGAAATGCAAAGCGATTCGCAAAGCGAGAAGTCTCTGGAATTGACCAACGTTACACGAATGCAATCCATGACATCATGTTCCGAACTAACTCTACGCCCAAGCCTAGACGAACTCCTACCGACCTCATTGAGGCCTTTCGTCGTGATGGATGGTCAGATATCTCACCCCTCAAAGATTTCGTGGAAGATCGTTTCGAAGCATTCCGTGAACTTGCCGTGCCTGAATGGTTACAAGATCCGAGATTTGAAAAGGATTTCGATTCGTTGACGACGAATGAGTTTATGGAGGCCAACAATGCCATCAAATCCTTGATCAAAAACGGTCGCGATGAACAGAAGGTATTTTCTGAAGGCAACGCGGCAGACCTGGCCGAAGTCTTCGAAGGTATGCGAGAGCAGATTAAGGACCTTCCGGTTCAAGAAGATAGAATCGATAGACCACAGGGTCGAATCGCGAAATGGATCGGGACTTCCTTCTGGGCCCATGTTAACATTGAATCCATGATGAACCGTCTCGATCGAGGGAATATCCAAGGGCTTTTCAAGAAATACATCATGCGGCCCATAGCCGAGGCTTCAAACGCCAAAGACGCAATGATGAAGAAATACCAAGGTGAGGTCTCGGATCTTGGTAAAATTAAGGATATGGATAAACTTGTTGAAAACAACCTCTTCATCGATCCTCGCGGCGATGGTAAACCCTTTATTATGCGTAAGCGCAATGTCCTTGGTGTTCTTCAGAATGTAGGCAACATCAGCAATTTGGAGAAGCTGACCAAAGGCTACAACATTTCTTCAGAAAACGTAATGGCATGGCTCAAACGCAACACCACCAAAGAAGATTGGGACCGCGCACAGAAAATTGGTAAAATCTTCGACGATCTCTTCGATCAAGGCGCAAGGATGCAGCATGAGCTTACAGGCCTAGCTCCTGCCAAGGTTCCTTTGCAACCTTTCATCGACCCTTTTGGTACCGTCCGCGAGGGCTGGTATAACCCGGTTAAATATGACCGCAAGCGCCCTGGCAACAGCCCAAAACTTATGGGACGGAGTGCATTAGAGGATGAAGGTTACTTTCGAGCCACAGTTCCTACCGGATTCCTAACTGAGCGCACTGGCTACATCGCGCCGATGGAACTAAATCTTGATATCGTCCCTGTGCGTATGCGCCAGATGATTCACGACATCACGATGCGGTCATCGATTATTCAAGCCTCGAAGTTCTTTTATAATCCTGAATTCAATCGGATGATCCGAAAAGCCTACGGCGATAAGCCAGTAGAAGAATTTATCCCATTCCTTCGTGATGTCGCTAATAGTCCTAACTTCGTTAGCTTCGCAGAGCAGGTTGGTAATGAAGCCATGGAATTCTTTCGGCAGAACCTGATCTCAACCCTTATTGGATTGAACCCAGGAACCGTGATGAAACATGGCACGACTGCGCTTTTAAACTCTCTCCAACAAATGGGTTATCGTGACTTTGCCAGAGAGTTCGTCAGCCAATTCCGCGTGGATTCTTCGACCGGCATTCGCGATGGTAAAATGGCAATGGAGAAATCGGAAGAACTTCAACGGCGAAGACGTAATTTCCAAGAATTAATCTCTGGTCATGGCTCTGAAATCAACATTCGCGGCGGTAAAGGCGGTGGAACTTTCGATACCGCTCGCGAGATCATGATGCAATTTGGAGCAGCACCAGTTGCGGCAAGTGATCTTTTGTCTGCTCGGCCTACATGGCTAGTTGCATATAAACGAGCAAGAATGGAAGGGGCTACAGAAGGAGAAGCGATTTATCGTGGTGATCTTGCTATCAGGCAAACCCATGGATCCTCTGTGATGTCGAATAAGCCTTCTGTGATGCGAACCAATGCTTTCGGTGCTCTTTATACGTCTCTTTATGGGTTTTTCAGTCATATGTTTCAAAAACAATATGAAATGGCCTGGAAGGCAAAGGATGCAGTGGGTCTGGCAAAGCAAGGAGAATATGCTGAAGGGGCAAAGCGAGTTCCCGAACTTGCGTCGTTATTCCTTTCTTACGTAATTCTCCCTGCTGTTATTGAAGAACTCGTCACTCCTTATACCAATTCGGAGAAGGATTCATGGGGAAAGAAGATTGCGAAGACCCTTGCCTTTGGGATAGGGTCTTCGATGATAGGAGTCCGAGACTTTGTTCATGGATTTATAAACGTTCGAGACCCTTCGGCAGGCCTAGTTGGAACAATGTTCAAGACGATATCTGATGTGGGTAAGGATTTGGGCAACGGAGCTCAAGCATTCACCGATCCCGCACGCCAGGCGAAACTGGCTAACCATATTTTATCCATGTTCGGTCTACTAACGGGGCTAACCAATGCTAGCGAAGGCAAAATGGTGGAATATTTCTGGCGGGTAAATAAAGGTCTTGAAAAGCCAAAAGGCCCATGGGAGACCTTAACCGGTATGCGCTATGGCACCACTAAAGGCCACAGCAAAACTGGCGCACAATATCTAGAACATCTGAAAGGGCATTGAGATGGAAACAAACTGGGACTACTGCCTCAAGGCCGTTCTTCTCGAAGAAGGCGGAAACGATGATGATTCTCATGATCCAGGTGGGCGTACTTCGCGAGGGATTATTCAGCGTGAATATACTGCTTATCGCAAGCGAGAAGGCTTGCCTATGCAGGATGTCTGGAAGGCATCTGACGTAGAGATTGATGAAATCTACGAAATCAGCTACTGGAATCCTTGGTGCCCGAAGTTGCCCTCAGGAATTGATTTAATCTACTATAATATGTGCGTCAACGCAGGTGCAGTACAAGCGACAAAGCTCTTGCAACGATGTCTTCATGTTAACGATGATGGGCACATCGGCATTGTGACAATGGCAGCGATCGAATCTATCCATCCTGACGATGTAAAAACTTTGATTCATTTATTCTCTGAACGATGTTTGACGTTCTACCGAAGTCTGAAAGGTGCTAAATACTATATCAAAGGTTGGACCTCTCGCACACGAATAATTGAGAAGAAGGCCCTTGCCCTTTTGCCCTAATCTTCCCCTGGCCCAAATACTGCTGTTTCCCATTTCGGGTGCCTACCAAGAATCACAATCTGACGTGAGCCAACCATTAGATCAAGAATTCGTTGTAACGACTGCGCAGGGATTTTATTCGTTGCAAACTTGATCAAATCCCCTTCTTCAACTTGGCCCAGGGCTTTCACATAGTGGGCAATCTCCTGCATAGCATTTGCATCTGCATTGCCTGCGCCGGCTTGGAACAAGTTCGGCATATGCATTTCGGCTTCTATGAGCCAACTTAACGCTCTTTTATAATCTTCTTCCGTGATAATCAGCTTTTGACCACGGTCAACACAAACGATAATGCACAATTTGAGCAAGTGCACAAATCGTCTGGAGTTGTAATGCAATAATCTAGGATGGTTAGGCACTGGGGGCATTCCGGCTCTTCGCCAATTATCGACTTGCGCAATGAAATTCTCCGCATTTCCAAGTTGTCCCCAGAGCGAACTGATAACGTGGAGGTCATGTATAAGATCTTCTGGATTCTTTTCTTTGCGACCGAATGCGGTTTCATTTATGTGCCTATCGTCTGAGAAGATGAACATTGCTCGTGAAGTAAATCCTTGTTCCCAACTACCTTCTGGCATTGTTGTCATTAATTGTGAAGGCGTAGAACCAGCAAGGATATTAAGCTGGGGTGCCTTGATCTTGATATCGATTTCTTTAGTCCGTTTCATTTCGGAGTAAGAAGCGATTACATCATAAAAGGTTGTTAAACCGGCGATCAATTCTTTATTCCACTCCGACATCGTCACTTGCCAATCATCGGAGAAGAGAATCATGGAGTTGTATTCTTCCGAGATGCCAAGGGCAACGTTGGTAACACTCCTTCGCGATTTCTTGAGCGCGTCAACCAAAGATGCTTTGCTAACTGATTGCGGACCGATTGGATATCCTTCAATAGTTTCACACAATCTTCTGGCGGCAGCAATCGTTCGACTTTTTCCAACGCCAGGATGCCCGACAATAAATGTGTACATATTTGGATAAATATTATCCGTTGTATGCGCCCAGACTTTTTGCTCAAGCGTGGCTCCTATAGTTGCAATCGCCGTCCATCGGCGGAAGATTTCTGGGCTTTCCAAGTCCGCGGTATATTCTACGAATGCTTCAATCCACGAATTCAGCCTCCTCAATCCGCTTCCGTTGGTCCCCTCCTTTGTAGCTTTTGAGCCCATTAGGGTTCGCCGAGGAATACTCGCATTATTCTGCATAAAACTCTCCGAAGAGCTTCATAGCTGTTTCTTCATATGCTTCTGAAGCTTCTTCGGCAGTGTTGAATGTGCCTAATTGATGGGTTATTCCATCTTTTGTTATTCTTGCTTCGAATCTTCCACTACTTGTTTGTCTTACGCCCTTAATTTGAAGTTTGTTATTCGAGTAAACTCCTTTATTGCAATTATTATCTGCTTGAGTTGTGGGCCTTAAATTATCAATTGCATTATGTGATTTGTTTCTATCTTTGTGATCTATGAAGACCCATTCTCCATATATATAGAACCAAGCTAAATTGTGTGCAGGATAAGATATACCGTCTATTCCTATAATAATATAGCCTAAATGATGCAAAGACCCGGCTTCTTGGTCTTTAAAACAATTAGGTCTCCCTTGAACTTTCTTCCATTTAAAGCTTCCAGTTTCTGAATCATAATCTAAAATCTCCTTCAGGTATTCTCTGTCTAGTGTCTCCTCCTTTATAGGACTTGAGTCCATTTGGATTGGTTTTTTCATCGTAGTGTCCCCAATTATATCCCGTGGCGCATCCATAAGGTATCACCAAGCTACGATTATTGTTTAGTTCTACACGATATTCTAGTAGCTTGCGTATAACTGGAATTATGCCATCTTCCATCTCCTCGGGATATTGAACAATAATAGCATCATGGATTTGCATAAGCAAAATGCATTTCCTTTCTCGCCAGACCTGGAGCATCCCTTTGTTAACAATATCCGCAAGACTCCCCTGGGGATCATAGGCTATCGCCGCTCGAAGAGTATCTGCATCATTTCGGCGGCCGAAGAAATGCCTCCTACGCCCAGTCAAAGACGTAAGCATACCTTCACGACGAAGTGTATGCTCCGTCCAATCGTGCCATTGAAGATGGGCTGGGAAGGCGGCGAAATATGTTGGTTGAAAATCAATGATCATTCCGATGGGAACTTTAGCTTGGGTGCTGATAGTTTCAGGTTGACCTCCGTAATTAGTCCCGTGTCCGATCTTTTTACACATGAAGCGTCTAGAGTAATGTCGATAGTAAGGTTGCTCAGCAAGCTCTTTATCAGCATTAGGGCTTCCGACCCATCCCAGATTGGGCCAACAAAGTTTTGCAACTGAAGTGTGCAAGTCTCCTGATTCACAAGCGTTGAGATACCTACCGTCATTGAACAAGTTCCACTCGATTGCTCCAACTGCACGGCTTTCTCCTTGCTCAGCGTCGAAATATCCTAGTTTATGTCCCCTATCCGCTATGAAAACAGATCGGAGAGATTCTTCGATATTCTGGAGATTTGTACCGGTACCGAATTCGGAAAATGATGAGGATAGTCGACCAGTTGTTGTTCCTCCAATATTGTAGCTGGTTCGAATTCTACCATCAGGATCGATTTCTGTTTTAAGCACGGAAACCTTTTTCCCAAGGTCCCGCATTGCTTTAATATGTCCGACAATGGGCCGTGCAATAAGGTAAGCCTCCATTCGTTCCATAGCATCTCGATTGACTGTGGGTTTCCCTTTCTTTCGAATAATCGGTACTCCAATTTTATCATAGAATAACTCCATCACATCTTGGGGTGAATTCGGATTAAAGTCCCATAGACCGAAGGCCTCGCCTACGATCCTTTGGAGGTTAGCCTGGAGGTGATCGATTTTATTTACATACTCCTCTACAACCTCATCTCGTCGATGGAGATCAATCCTTACTCCACGGAGTTTCATCTCCAAAGTAGGTCCTTGTAAGGCTCTTGAAAAGGCGTAGGTCTTGGAAGTTTGATCGTCTAATTCTGGTAGAAGTACTTCCAAGACCTCTGCGGTAATAGTTACGTCCATACCGTTATAAATTTGGTCCCTCTCCCAAGCTGTGAGGTCTTCTGGACCGGTTATCGAGGTATCAACTATTTTTGCCATAACCGAGCTCTTCCATACGCTTATGAAGCAATATATGGTAGGACTGGTCAGGACAAATAACTAATTTGCCGAATCCATGATTGTCTGCTGGACCGTACATATGATGAATGATGACACCTTTTGGTAATGGTCTACCCAGAGCCTTTTCTGCAAGCATCCTATGTTCATAAACTAATTCGCCTTTAACCTTAATTAAGACATAGCCAAATTTACTATGAATCCACCTATCCTTACTTCCTCTAATTGGCAGAAGTTCAGTTCGGCCAACGCTGTTTAGATACCATTTCTGTTTGTAGTCTTTTCGCTTATCATTAGTAGCTTTGACTGCGCAGGTTTTGGAACAGTAGACATTCCTAGCACTCTTAATAAAGAATTCTTCGCCGCAGATTTTGCATTTTCGCATATTAATCCTCTTTGATTGTGTCAGTTTTGCGAAGTCTCTTCCAGCTGCTGTCAGAACAATAAATGGATCCTAGATAACCCAAACTCTTCTCTGATTCAGGATATAGAGCGTGATGCAAGAGCATACTGTCGTGTTCTGCGTTTATCACTTTCACACCATATGCTCGCCATAGGAAGCTTATATCGTATGCTCCGTTTTGGAAGGTTTTTTGGGTAGTTGGGTCAGCAAGAATCTCTGAGATAATCCTCCAAGCTTCTCTCTCACTTGTGGGATTCGTGAAATAGTTTCTTCCACTTTTTCCAGGTCTGACGAATGGAACAACGAGGGCAATTTGAGGATTAGGTGCAAAGCCAATACAAGTTATAGCACGTCTAGAGGTTTCGATATCCACAGATAGAAGTTTACAATTATCAATATACTTAGCCTTGAACTCTCGAATATCATCAAGGGTAGGTGCTATCCATATCTCTCTTTTGGGTCGTCTTATCTCTGGAAACTTACTTTCCCTTGCTGCCTTAATAAAATCTGCAACGCCAGTAGGCCTGGCTTCCCAGAAACGCATGATATAAGCAGGATGATAAGTCGGTAGAACCTTATACCCCTTCACTGTATGTGTAGATAGGTGGGTAGTTCCTCTAATGGATGTGATCTTAGTTGTTCCGAGAAGAGCCCAACACGGAGTATTTCCACAAGCAATGATAAGGTTTGGGTTCTGCTCAAGCAATTCACTGGCAAGTCTATCGATTTCGGGTTCGAATTCCCTTCGGAAGAACTTAGACTTGCCGAAGGAAGGAAGACCACTAATTCCTTCTTCCCGTGTGCCACATAGATCTTCGATCTTGTTTCCACGAGGGCGTATGTTAAATACATTAGTTCGATAGATTTCCGGGTGCATTCGCCAGACCATATCGATAAGTCTTGGGTCTCGATCTTGCCAGAATTTGTATATATAATTCTGATCTTCCGCAGTGAGTTCAAGGATACCGCCCTCATCTAACATTCTAAGAAGCTCTATACCGGATGAACCTACAAAGGCCTGTTGGATACGAGCTTCGTTCTCTCCCCAAGCTTCGCCGACTACACAGACATCTACCATGGCTTATAGACGTTCTAACGCAAAGATAAATCCAACCACAGGTATCCAAATCCAGGACCTATCTATAGCCACTAAGAACATTGTCCCTCCGGCTATGCAAGCGATTTCAAACGGGGTCATCTTTGATCTCCATTTAACCACCCTCCGAGCGAGTGGTCTGAATACTTCCCGGAGGGTGGCCAGGGTATGAGACTGATTACCGAGGTCTCCAGTAAGGCCG